AGTACTTATCAACCTTTCAAAAACATAGGAGAGTACCATGGGAAAGAAAAGACGTCGGATGACCAGTCCAAAATTTACAAGGAAGTTTGCAACAAAATTTGCAAAATATAAACAAGCGCTAAAAGACGCTGTTACACCAACTGAAGTTAAAGAAGAAACCACTGAAGAAGTTATCAAAGAGGTTCCTAAAATTATTATAAAAGAAATTGATGAATCTGCTAGAAAACCGCCCCGGAAAAAAACACCAGATTCTAAAAAGAAGCCTGCAGGAAAAAGAACTTCTAAGAGAAAAACCTCAAAGAAAGACTAAATATGATTTTTTAAATAGCTGCCAACTAATTACATTTGAGGAGATCTAAATGAATGGCAGTACCAACTTTAACGCCCTCTTCTACGACGAGTGCCATAACATTGCCTTCCGGAACTACTCCCGGCGTTGTGAAAGATACGGAAATACCTTTTGGCATCTATTCAAACACCGGTGTGGGCACATTTTCACAACATTTCTGTACCGGTGCGGCTGATCAAGTAGCATATACCTATAAAAAGCTTGGTGGAGATGTTTTAGACATCGAATTAACCACAGGAAGTATATTTTCGACCTACGAAGAGGCTGTATTGGAATATTCTTATATTGTCAACGTACATCAAGCTAAAAACACTTTATCTGATTTACTAGGAGCAACAACTGCTTCTTTCAATTCAAAGGGCACTCTTTCTGGAAGTAATTTATCGACATATACTGGCTCAAATGGGATAGCATTGAAATTTCCTCGATTCGAGCTTTCCTATGCCAGGCGCGCCGGCCATGGTTTTTCAACTGAGGCCGGCGTCGGCGGTGAATCCAAAATATATTCAGCGTCCTTTGATTCTATTGAAAATCAACAAGATTATGATCTGCAGAATTTAATATCATCTTCAGCTGCTAATACTTCTAACTTGCCCTACTTTGAGAAAATAGGAAATAAAAGAATTAACATTACAAAAGTATACTATAAAACACCGCAGTCTATGTGGAGATTCTATGGCTATTATGGCGGCCTAAACACCGTTGGAAACCTTTCTAGTTATGGTCAGTGGACAGATGACTCTACATTTGAAATAATACCAACATGGCAAAATAAAGCTCAAGCTATGGGGTTTGAGGATGCTATATACACAAGAAATTCACACTATTCTTATGAGCTTAAAAATAATAAATTAAGAATATTTCCGGAAGCAGTAAATGTGAGCCCAAAGAAATATTGGATTGAATTTTTTATAGATTCAGATCCATGGGAAGAGGATTCTGATAAATTAGGAGGGGTTGAGGGAATTAACAATATGAATACGTTGCCATTTGAAAACATACCATTTGATAACATCAATTCAATTGGTAAGCAATGGATACGTAGGTTTGCCCTATCATTGTCAAAAGAAGTGCTTGGTAATATCCGTAATAAATTCACTACAATACCAATACCAGGCGATTCCGTAACATTGAATGGCGCTGATTTGTTGAGACAGGGCAAAGAAGAACAAGAAAAATTAAGAGAAGAGTTAAAAACTGTTCTTGATGAAACAACATATAGTAAGCTTATGCAAGAAGACGCCACTCTTTCAGACGCGCTCAACAAAGTTCAAGAACGCATACCCTTAAGAGTTTTTGTGGGGTAATGAATTATGGTTGAAAAGTTTGACAATGATCAATGGATACAGCCTGCTGAACCTCCGCCGCCCATGTTTTTGGGAAAGAAAGAACGCGATCTCGTAAAGCAGGTTAATGACGAATTAATTGAACGAGTTATCGGTCAAGAGGTTATTTATTATCCTATAGACATTCAACATAGTAACTTTCATTCCCTATATGGGGAGGCAATAGAAAAGAATTTCTTGCCACCAGTACGTGTATATGCGTTAGTAACTTGGCAAGGATACGCTACGACGACATCTAATTTGGGTATCGATAGAAGATTATCAATAACAGTTAAATTCCATCGACGCCGTTTAACAGAAGATCAAAATTTATATCTTCGCGAAGGTGACTTTGTATTGTATGGTGATGATTATTTCGAGATAACATCAATTAACGATTCTAAGCAATTATTTGGTCAAGGCTGGGCCGGCTGGGAAAGGATTTTTGAAGCAGAAGCTAGCTGTATAAAGGCAAGAGAGGGATTATTTGATGCCAGTTGATTATGGTTACACAGAAGTTGAGGACGCAAACAACATTATAAGTGAACAACTTATCGAACCATCCACATTCGAGACTGTTGATTACGCCTTTTATGATTTCATAAATGAAAAAATGAATATACGTGCCTATACAAATAAAGGCTGGAAAGAGGTGCCAATTGTATGGGCTACAGCAGAAAGGGCATTTCTTTCGAAAGAGAAAAAAGAATTATCTGATTTAGATGGAACTCTTATTTTTCCCATCATGAGTATAGAACGAACCGCAGCCGTTAAAGATCTAACTAGAAAAGGTTCTTTTTTTGGAAATAGTCCATTGCACATGAACCCCATTCATGGATCACGCATAGTTGTGGCCAGAAGAATAGTATCAGACAAAACTAATAATTTTGCTATTGCCGATAACAGGAAAACTTGGGATAATGGTAATGTCAATCGAACACCAGGCAATCAAAGTTATTTTAAACGCAACAATAAAAAAGTAGTATATGAAACAATAACAATGCCAATGCCGGTGTTTATAGTAATGACTTATGTTGTTACCTTACGGTGTGAATACCAACAGCAAATGAATCAAATGCTGCAGCCATTTGCCACGTTAGGAGGCACTATAAACTCCTTTAACGTTCGTCGCGACGGCCACAAATATGAAACGTTTTTAAAATCAGACATTTCGCATGTGAACAATATTTCATCTTTTGATGCTGAAGAAAGAATTTATCAAAGCCAACTTACTTTTGAAACCTTGGGATATCTAATTGGTGAGGGCGATAATGGCACTAGACCCAAGTTTATTAAAACAGAAAATGCGGTTGAAGTAAAAATACCTAGAGAAAGAGTAATTATGGGAGATATCCAAGACTTCGACCCCAAGAGCGATTTTTACAGAGATTAATGCAGTAAAAATGGTTTTTGAATGTACCTATTACTATTTATTAGAGAAATATCTATCCGTTGGAAGCACAAGGAGAACATAGATTATGTCTAGCAGAAAGTTTAAGTTTGTATCCCCAGGAATTTTTATCAATGAAATTGATGAGTCGGGAATACCAAGAGAGGCAGGCGACGTAGGTCCGATTGTAATCGGCCGATCTAGAAGAGGGCCAAGCATGCACCCGGTAAGAATAAATTCTTTTGCTGATTTTATTCAGGTTTTTGGCCCCCCCGTGGCCGGCGGCAACTCAAGCACAAGAGACGTGTGGAGAGACGGAAACTTAAATGCTCCTATGTATGCCACATATGCTGCCCAGGCATGGCTAAGAAACAACACTCCTTTGACTTTCGTGCGCTTAACGGGAAGAGCAAATAGTAATACATCTACTACTAGCACACCCGGTACCGAGGGCGAAATGGGCTACGCCGGCTGGAATACTGAAAAGACGGCTCTTAGTGAAACACAAACCTCCAACGGTGGCGCCTTCGGTTTGTGGATTGTTGAAACTGGCTCTGCCGTCTTCATGGGCAACCCGCTTGGCGACGGGACGGCCATCGACCAGAACAACAACGCAACCGCGCCGGATACCGGCTCTTCCGGCATCGGAACATTGGCTGCTGTTTGGTACTTGAACAGTGGATCGATCCAGTTATCTGGTAACGATATGGGCTCGGTTGCAACCGCATCGGCTGGCGCCTATATTCAATCTGTCGATACCGGTCCCGCCTTCAAAGTCGTGATTAGATCTGGTGAAGGTGACGGTAACATTACTACTGATACATCGTTTGATTTTAGCCCAACTTCTCCGCGTTACATTCGTAAAGTGTTTAATACTGATCCAACTCTAACAAACACATCCATTAGTAATAATACTACCAATTATTGGCTTGGGGAAACGTTTGAAGGTAACCTAAAAACCTTTAAAGACAATGACAGTAGCACCGACGACGCCCAGGGCGGAATTTCAGGCACTTTGGCAAATAGTAGTCAATGTGTGGGAATTATATTACCATTGTGTACGCCCGATGGTTCTACGACTTCTGGTGGAGACTATAGGTTCTCGTCCACAAAGGATCTTAAAGCCAAAACAGGTTGGTACATTTCACAAGATGTTACGAGCAATAGTGGCACTTATAGCCCAGCAAATATGCAGAAATTGTTTAGATTTGTCGCAAGAGACGAGTCTGGAATAGAAGTACAGAATACTGTTAAGATTTCAATTACAACCATTGATTATGCTAAAAACACTTTCAATGATTATGGTTCATTCAGCGTCGTCATTCGTGCGATTCACGACACAGATGAGGTACCAATAATCTACGAACAATATAATAATGTTAACTTGAATCCATATTCTAACAACTATATAGCCAAAGTTATAGGTGATTCTAGCAGAGTGTGGTCTGATGTAGATAGAAGATATAGAGAACTAGGAAACTATCAAAATGTTTCTAATTATGTTCGTGTAGAAATGAATACAGATGTTGATGCCGCGGCTGTGAATCCAGAGTATCTGCCGTTCGGCGTATACGGTCCCCCGCGATTTGGCCCATGGGCAAACTCCGGTACAGTACTGGTTCACTATAATAGTGTGACTGAAGGAAACGCTTCCGCAACAGGAACATTCGTCGGCGACGTCGACGAATATGCCGGAAAGGCAGCAGATACTTTTATCACAGGATCCAAAACCGCAGGCAACGGAGGATTGGTTTGCGGGGCATTTAAGTTCCCAACGCTACGCCTCAGAATCAGTTCATCCGAGGGTACCACGTTTGATCCGCAAGAAGTTTATTTTGGCGTTGACACAACTTATAAGAGTTCTAGATTTGACAAATCGGTTCTTGACGTTCTCCGCGCAAAACCATCTTCGATAAACAGTCACGTAGCGGATTCTTCGGAACCGTTATCGCTCGGATCCGGCGATCTTACAGAACCTTCATTCATCTTCTCGTTAGATGATGTAAGAAACGAAAATGTCATGAAAAGGTTGTCCGTGGTTGATTACAGCTCCAACGCCGTGTATCAATCCGGATCTCGTACTTCCGGCTTATCATATACCGCGCACTCTGCTTCTGCGATGAGTGGTAAGGCCGGCGCCGTGGGGAGTGTAACTGCTTCTTACCGCGGCGTCCTAGACGCCGGCTGGGATCAGTTTACTACGTGTCTCCATGGTGGAACTGACGCTCTAAACATCAGAGAAAGAGATCCGTTTAACAACACGCGCGCTCTGAGCACAGATCTCACAGAGTTAACCAGTTATGCTGTCAATTCTGTTAAAGTGGCACTTGATTCCATAAGCGATCCGGAAGTGGTTGAATACAACTTGGCATGCATGCCCGGTATTACTAATAACAACTTAAACCAGCAGCTTGTCGATGTGTGCTCCCGACGCGGTGACGCTTTGGCGATTCTTGACCTTAAGGGAGGTTATCAGCCACCTTCGGAAAATAAAAATCCATTAATTAACAACTTGGGTGATGTCTCCGGAACAGTTAATAATCTGAGAAATACGCTTAAACTTAATACCAGCTACGGCTGTGCTTATTATCCGTGGGTTCAAATTCGCGACACTCTTGGCGGTGCTGTCCTTTGGGCGCCACCTTCCGTCGTGGCACTGGGCGCCATGGCCTATAGTGAGAGAGTTTCACAACTATGGTTTGCTCCTGCAGGATTCACTCGCGGAGGCCTTTCCATTAATAATGCTGCCGGCGTGCCGGTACTTAATGTACGTGAAAAGCTTACTTCGAAGCAGAGAGATCAGCTTTATGATGCTAATATTAACCCAATTGCTTCTTTCCCGGCGGAAGGAGTTGTTATCTTCGGTCAAAAGACCTTACAAGTAACTCAGTCTGCGTTGGATAGAATTAATGTAAGACGACTTCTTATTTATCTCAAGAA